CACTGGCCGAGCCAACCGTCAGGTCCATCAGACCTTCATTGGCGTTAAACGTTGCCGCTGCGGTGCCGGTTATGCTGTTGGCCCAGAGGTTGTTGTCGGCATAGCGGTGCGAAGAATCAAACAGCGTCAGAGGATTACTGACCCGCACCCGCCCGAAGGCGTCTACGTTGGTGCCGCCGATGGAGATTGGGATGGGGGATGTGGTTGCCACGATCTGCCTCAGTAGTGCGTCCAAACGATTAAAGTACAGACGCAGGACGTTGTTGAACTGCTCCTGATAGCGCGAGTCATACTGCCCCGGCGCAAGGGGCAGGTTAGGCGGCGGAATGACAACAGCATCTTCAATCAGTAACGCCATCAGCGTCTCCCGTCCATGCGAACGTCAATACGCGGATGCCCCAACTGCCACGTAACCCCCAGTCCAGTAGACGCCATCTTCATGATCATCTGCCGCCCACGCACCCGGATGTAAACAATGTTGGTGAACTGCTCAATCGGCACCGTGGCTGTGCGCGTGACCGCTGCGCTGCTTGACCCGCCCTCAGACTGCGGATCGTTAAAGCCCGAACCTGATCCTTTCATCGGGATCAAGGTCATGACGGCAGACGGACTCTGCGCGGTAGATCCAGTGAACGTCACGTCAGGCAGCATACGCCACACAAAGCCGAAGTGCTGACCATCCTCGATGTCAAACTCAGAGGACTCAATATAGGCTTCGATAGCGGTCGGAGTGCCAGTCACGTTGTCGTCTACACCGTTCTCGTGCTGGACGATATTGTTGGCGTACGTTGCAGCAATTGGATAGTCCTGTAGCCCCGAATCTAGCCACGCAGTGCGTGCCATCGCGCCGTAATACCAGATCTTTTCGAGGTAGTTGAACACTACGTAGCGATCTACCGTGGTGGAGTTGGCAGAGCAGTAGAACCACCAGACCTCGTTAAAGCCTTCGTTCGTTCCAGCAAACACTTGTTGCGCTTGCGTCTGGTTGAAGTCTTGGAACACGTAACGGCGCAAGTCGCAGGGCAGCGTTTGCACGCGACCGTCGTAGGCGTAGAACTTGTCAACGCCCATCCAATACACCACACCCGAACCTACAGCTACAGCGTTCTGCCCCACGATAGACAGGTTGTCGCCCAGAAGCTGCGCCCCCCACACAAGCTCAGACCCGTTGTACTGAAGCGAGTAAAGAGCGGAGTCCGTAAACACCACCAATTCCTGCCGCGTCTGGATGGCGGAGATAAGCTCCGATCCATGGGACAAGCGCAGGCTACCCGCTTGGTTTGTAGCCGCAGGGGTCCAATTCACGGCGCTTTCTTGCGCAGACCAGCGAATGAGCATCGGGTCTTGTACGGCACTGCCGTAGTCGTTGCAGCCAAACGCGAACACAAACCGGTTGATGTCAGACACAAAGATGAAGTTCTGCACCGTAGGCACACCAGATGCGCCAGCCAGCGTAGACAGTTCAACGGCGCGGGTGCTTACACCAGACGTAGCGTCCCAGTAGTACATAGCCCCACCGCGAGGACCAAAGACCAAGTCTTCGCCAAAGTTAGATTGGCTCCACAGCCGCAGCGAGCTGTTGCTTGTACCACCTGTACCCCACGTACCTGCACCCCACGTACCCGCGCCCCACCCAACAAGGGGGGCCACAAACTCCGGGCCTACATTAATCTGATAGGCAGCAGATACCGCCGAGCCGCCCGTGGCCCCCGCAGCAACAATCGACGATGTCGTGATCGTGTAGGAGTTGATGTTGACAACCGTGATCTGAAACTGCGCATTGAGCACGGATGCGTAGGTGCCCGTAACGCCGCTGAAGGTCACAAAGTCCCCAGTCACAGCGCCATGCGCAGAAGCAGTCACCGTAACCGTCGTGGTGCCGTTGCCTGTAAATGGGTTGGTTCCAAGCGTCGTGGTAGCACGGATCGGCGTGATGTCGTAATACGTACCGCCGCGCTCGATGTAGAACTTCAGGTTGGTACCAACACCAAGCAGATTAAGACCGCCAAGCGTGACCCAATTCCACAGGGAGCGGCACACACCGAGGAACGTGTTGGCGGAAATGCGCTGCCACCCCCCAATCTTCTCGGGAGTGCCTTGGCGAAAACGGACTTTGTCGCACTCGTACCAACCGTTTTCTTCGTTGGCGTACCGGGTGTTTTCTTTATTGACACCGGGCTTGAGCGTGAGTTTCTTCAGCGGCATGGTTATCTCAGCAGTGCCGCTTCGGCTTCGCGTCTAAGGGTTAACCCCCTCAATACGCGGCCTGCGGCCTTGTTCCACTTGACGATTTCCTCGCACGCACCCGCCCAGTCCTGAGCGTCTACACGTTTCTTCAACGTGGAAATGCGGTAGTTTCCTAGCCCGCAGTTATACGCGAAACTGATGATGGCGGCAAGGCGTCTGGCGGGTTGTTTGATCAGTATTGGCGATAGCTTGATGACGCCAACGGCGAAGTGCACCAAGTGGTTGTCCAAGGATTCTTGGGCCTGTTGCTCAGTCCAAACCGTATCCGGCGTGACTTCCGGCCCTGTACTACCCCACCCAATCGTCCAAGGATGCCCACCCGTGCCCGGATCGGGGTAGGCTTTGCAGTCGCCGTTTGGCAGGCGCTTGGCATAACCCTCAAAGGGCTTGCACAGCGTCTCCCGTGCGATACGGATGGCTTCCGTGGTCACTTCTGGTACTTCTCAATGCTTCTTCCAACGAACCAGAATGTCAGGCACATGTTTAGCATGGCGAAGTCATCGGCGTCCCACACACGGGTCATCACCTCAGACCAATGCCCACCTGATTTGAATGCCATGTAGATGGCCGCAGCCTTCACCGCTGCGTACATGAAGAACAGAGCCCAAGTAATACCGGGACGGACAAGGGCAGAGACTGCCGCCACAAACCATCCCGCTTCCTTAGCAGTCGTGGCCTGCTCCTTGAAGGCTTCCTTGATGGCGTCGAGTTGGTTGACGCTGTAGTCAACGTACCGCTCTTCCATCTTGAACTGGCCGCGCATCTTCTCCAGATCGGTCTGGAGTGTGAACATCGACAGTTCGTGCTTGCGTTCGTTGCCCTTGTCCAAGAACTTCAGGACTTCCGGGGCAAGCCGGAACAAGCCACCGAAGAGACTGCCAAGCAGTCCACCACCAAGTATTTCAAACATATCAGACTCCCAAAGCCACGAGGAACAGAACCACCCCGGCTGCGCCCACGCCGATAGAAGCGTAGAACAGACTTAGAGTGACGGCCAAAATGGCGGCAGAGGACAGGACGATGGCAAGTTGCAGCGCCATGCTGGAGTAGGAGTAGTAGGGTGACTTGGCCTTGGCCGCATCACGCGCAGCCTCTGCTGCACGGGCCTTCTCTTCGATCTCCACCATGTCTTCCTTCAGGCGGATGGCCTGCTTGTCGAAGGTGTCGGCGTTCTTCCCGCCCTGCTCTGCCGCGATGGAATACATGGAGGCGCGCACGTTCTTAGTGCCGTACCACGTCCACAGGTTGTTGGCCGCTATGGTTCCGTTGAGAACCGCAGAGGAGTTCCTTCCGGCAAAGTAATTTGTAACAGCAAGGAGTAGAGCAAGCAGGCTAATAGAAACCGCAGCAAGAGCCTTGACATGGGCCTCCCTCTCTGAACGGCTTGCGCCTTCCGGCGGCTTCCTGAAACTCATTGCTGTACCTTGTCGAGTAAGTAGTAACCCACCCCAATCAGGGCGACTGCCACGAAGGCAATTGCTGCGCCGTACTTGGCATTAAGCATGAACTCCTGCTGCCGCAGGCGGTGCTCACGCTCCTTCTTCTCGCGCTCCTTCTTGAGTCGGATGCGCTCCATGATCATCTCGTTGTAGACGCTCTCACCGTAGTGAGCAACGATCAGAATCTTGAGTTCGTATTCCTGCTTGATCAGCGCCTGCTTGTGCATCGTGATCTGCAAGGCTTCGTTCTCAATGCTGTCCTCATGCAGCAGTCGCTTGAAGACTGAAGGCTTCTTGTTGGCCTTCTCGTTGGCGAGTCGGTTGAAGTCCCCAAACGCGCCGTACCACTTACCGATCTGACCGGCGACATCCTGAATCTCGCGCCCAGTGGCGACAAGTTTCTTGACCGCACCGAAGGCGGCATTCGCTGCTGAGACTGCCGCAAGAATGCCGGTGATCGGTTCCATTATGGGCCCGTTTCCCCGCTTGAGGCTTCCGTATCAATCTCAATGACCGGAAGCACTTGCTCTACAGGCGTAGCGAACCGCATCCATTCTTCCTGAGTCTGCGACCACTTAAAGAAGTATCCCGGCTCTACCGGCATCGGGGGTCGCACCACCCATCCGGGCGGGAACCACCACACAACCTCTTGACCTTCGCCGGGAGTCGGAGCTTCCTCGACTTCAATCCACCCTTCGGTGCCGTCAGTCTCAGGTTTGGGGATAGATCCGTTTTTAGAATACAACATAGCTGTCCTTATTCAGACTTAGTATCCCGCCGTAGACACCACGCACAGAGCGTTGTCTCCTCTGTCAGTCATAGAGATAGTGTCGCTGTAAGAGGTGGTACTCTGCGAGTAGATACGGTACCCCACCCAGAACGTGTTGTCTGGGCCAGCAACAAAGGTGCCGTTAGAGAACGAAATATCAGTGCTAGTAGAAATGCCGGAAGACCCATAAAACCCGGCAATCACGATGGGTATGCCAAAAGCATACGAATCCCATGAAGTAGCAGACGCAGTTTGCGAGAAGGGAGTACTTACGATGTAGGCAGTACCGCCAACAGACAAACTACTAATAACACTATACCCACGCGAACCGCGAATAACTAACATTATTTTCTTGGGGAAACCTTGTGTAATTCCAGTTACAGAGGTACCCCCTTCAGCCGCAGACAAAATTTGCTTGTATGACATAGTCATACGCCCAAATGTGGGTGTTCCGCCACCAGTGCTGTTTAAGAAAGTGGCTATTTGTGTAAACCCAGTTGGTACGTTGTTTACAATCGAACCCCCTTGAGTTGAAAAATCTATCAAAACAACAGTATCCCCCGGCAAAACAGAAGACGGTATAGTGATTGTGCTGCCCGAACTATTAGCGCTGGCAACAACAGAAAGAGTATTCAACGTCACGCTAGTAGACGGAAACTCTGGAGTGTTGCCCCAAAGAACACGTACAGCCCCCCCGAGTCCACTAATGCCATTAAACCCAGCAGTCACGCCGCCACCGCCACCACCGGGCCCGGTACTCTCAGTTGTGGAAGATATAAACCGTGTTGCGCCGCCTAGAGAAGACCCCATACCGCCGCTTTGGCTACTGTAGGATCCGGGGCTTGTTCCTGATCCAGCAGCGCCACTCGTACCCTGCCCGTAAAAAAGTGTGCCGCCACCGGTAGAGCCAGCACCACCAGCAAAATAACCGTAGGAACCGCCACCGCCACCGCCTGATCCAGCCGTGGGTGCACTTGGGTTATTACCGGCACCGCCATTGCCAGAATACCCAGCAGCGCCGCCACCGCCACCGCCAGCGGGAGCGCCGCGATTTCCTCCGTCACCACCGGAATACTTGGTATTACCTACGCCAGAAGCTGCGCTACCCCCGGCACCACCTCCGATACCGCTAGTTGAGCCGCCAGCGATACCAAAAGAACCGCCTTTAGCAAGCACCAAATTTGTAGCGCCACGGGCAATGTAGGAGTCACCGCCAGAGGTGCCGTTAGTGCCGCCAGCCGCCAACCCCGCAGCACCGCCGGTACCCACAACTAAAGTCAGCGTTTCTCCGGGGGTCACAACGAGGTTGTTACTGTACGAAAGCGCGCCACCACCGCCGCCCGCAGAAGCAAAAACAGAGCCGGACGCGGATCCACCTGCGCCACCGCCACCACCGATAGCTAGCGCAGATACCTGATACACCCCGTTGGGCACTACAAGCGAATACGTGCCTGAAGCAACAAGGGTGAGGCCACCTACCTCTGTAGTAGGAGGGACGACAGCAACAACACCGGGGACACCTTTGCTGGCAGCGAACATGCTAGCTCCTTACGGCGTGTAGTTCTGACCGACAGTTACGCCGTACCAATTGGCACCATCGGCGAAGAAGCTGAAGATGTCCATACGCGAGGCAGTAGATGTCACCGTAGGAGCGGCGCCACCGGGCCACCTGACCGCATTAAAAGAACACGTGTACCCGCCCGCCCCAGTCTTCAACTCCACCAAGAAGCTCTTGCCAGCGGTGGCAGTCGGCATCGTGATCGTAGCGTTGGCCGTGAGCGTCAGCACCTGAATGGTGCCGTTAGCCAGATCAAGCGTAAGTGCGGAGCCCGTATTGGCGGTAAAAGTTGTCTCGGTGTAGTTGGTGATGGTAGGGTTGGTCAGCGTCTTGTTGGTCAACGTCTCTGACCCGGTCGGCGTGACGTAATCTGTACCCGCTACCGCCGCAGCAAAGCCAGAACCCGTACCCTTGAGCACACCACTGAGCGATGTAGTGACGGCAATCGTGCCCGAAGTGGTGACTGGAGAGCTACCAACGCTGAAGCCGCTCGGCATCGTCAAGCCGACAGAGGTAACCGTACCGCCACCACCGCCACCAGCGGCGGCAATCGTGATAGAGCCGGGACCGTTCGTGATGGTGATATTGGACCCAGCCGTCAGCGTAGCTTTGGCGAGCGTATTGCCCGTGCTATTGCCAATCAGCAATTGACCATCCGTGTAGGAGGTCTGGCCCGTGCCGCCACTGCCAACTGCCAACGTACCGGCAACAGTGACTGCACCAGAAGTCGCTGAGTTAGGAGTCAGACCAGTCGAGCCAAAGCTGATTGTGGATACGCTACTGCCACCACCTACGCTGGATGCCACAAGAACAAAGTCGGTGCCAGTCCACGCAACCAGCGCACGAACGCCTGTTGCTATCGTGACGCCTGTGGTAGCAGAGCCTTTAACCACTACGCTTGCGTTAGATTGGTTATCTACGATGTAGGCTTTGCTGCTACTGGGGGCGATGATGTTGCGAGTCACGCCGGGTGACCCAGTAGGTACAAGGATTGCGCACCGCGCTTGGTTGGTGGCCCCCGAACCTGTGGTCGTCAACGTCCAATCACCAGAAGCCACAGAGGCCGTTGCCGTTGCAGCAATCGAATCCTCTACTAGCTCCGTGATGCTGTTGTTGACGACGTTGCCCCATGCACCATCAAGTTCGCCCTCTACTGGGAGAGCAAACCCCAGCAGGGTTGTGTACGCAGTAGTCATTTGTTACCCCTTGAATAAATTTCTTTTCATTCCGTTACGACAGCTACCCAATTTGCGGTTTGCGTATCGTCGATAATCTCCCACAAGAAGCGGGCAAACGCAGCATCGGTAGCAATCGCACTCTCGCTAATTTGCGCTTCGAACACGCGCTCAGCAGAAACAGTATCGGTCGCTGTAGCAGTCTCGGCTACAAAGGTGGGGGTGGCACCTTCGCTTATATCGTCAGTTGCTGTAGCCGTCTCAGCGACAGATGAACTGCTAGATACGTTAGCCGAAACAACATCAGTACCGGTTGCAATCTCAGCAACTGCGGCGCTACTAGATATGCTAGCCGAAACAGCGTCGGTAGCAGTAGCCGTTTCGGTAATGACTCCGTTAGGGGCAGCGGTTACTGAAGCGTCGATTGCATCAGTGGCAGTTGCTGTTTCAGCAACAACTCCGCCAGAGCCGGAAACTACATCCGCCGCAATTACGTCAGTGCCAGTGGCCGCCTCAGCAACTGATGCGTCGTTAGACGCGCTGGCTGCAATCGCGTCAGTGCCGGTGGCCGTCTCAGCAACCGATGCACTACTAGACGCGCTGGCTGCAATTACGTCAGTGCCAGTGGCCGCCTCAGCAACTGATGCGTCGTTAGACGCGCTGGCTGCAATCGCGTCAGTGCCGGTGGCCGTCTCAGCAACTGCGGCGTCCTTAGAAACACTAGCCGCAACGGTATCAGTGCCAGTTGCGGTTTCACTTGTAGCGCTCTCCGCAGTAAGTGCGGATGCAAAAGTATCCCCGACAATAAGCGCGGTTTCCGCGCTAGACGAATTAAACGTACCGTTGGTAGCAACGGCGTCAGTACCGGTTACGGCCTCTACTACCGTTGACGAATCTGGAGCGGGCGTTGCGCCCGCAGCTATAGCCGAAAACGCCGCCGCAGCAAATGGATTTATGCCCAGCATGGCTACAGAGTGTTATGCAGTTGGGAATGGTGCCGAGGGCGGCGTGAAGTTGGCGGTGTACCGAGCGTAGCCCTTGGTTATGCGGAGGTCGTCGATGTAGCCGTTTAAGTAGTAATTGTTAAAACCTGTGTTGCTCCCGCCGCCGACATAAAAATTAGCAGCAGTTGCCGTATATTCGGTCGTGTCAGTAGCCGAGCCAACAGATGTGCCATTTCTATATATGGTGGTAGTTGTGCCATTACGCACAATTGCTATGTGATACCAAACCCCCGTGCTGATGGACGGTCCTGCATCAGCCGCAACCAAGAAGGCATTACTAGGCGCAACTAATCTGTAAAAATTAATCTTGCCGTCTCCATTTCCAGTCTGAGCTACCCAACCGTTAGTTACTGTAGTGGTGTATCCGTTTGAGATAATTGTTTGAAAACCAGTCAATGAGTTGTAGTAAATCCAAAATTCAATTGTGAAGTTTCCTGAGCCAAAATTAGGATTTTGTGATGGAGGAACAAACAACGCATCCCCATTCCCATCAAACAATATCGACCCACTACCCCACTTAGACTGCGCGGTGCTGATCTGCGCGTTGCCAACCGTTTCAAGGTTGTTCATCTCGGCGTTGTCGATGATGCCTGCGTTGGTGAAGTTGGTGAGCAGAGATGTATTGGTAATGGCGGTAAGGGGTGCGGTCGGCGGGGTGAAATTAGCGGTATAGACGGCGGTACCTTTAACGATACGAGCATCCATTATGTATCCATTAAAAGCCCTTGATGTTATTCCCGGGTAACTACCGAGCATCACAGTAGACGGTGACGTAGCTGTTGCGGTAACAGTGAGGGTCGTTGCATCAGCAACTCCATTTACATATAATTTAACATTTCCTGATCCACTGCCGGATCTAACTAACGCAACGTGGGTCCATTGATTCAATGGTAATGTGCCAGTGGCATCTGTAAACGTCATGGCAACATTAAAATGTAACCTACCATTTGTTCTTACAAGAATATTCCAACCTGTACTTTCTGAATCACTTGAAAATCCAAAAATTGCGGCATAATCATTTGTATATCCGTTACAATAAACCCAAGCCTCAGCAGTAAAATCGCCCGGCATTGTAAATGCGGTGTTTCCAGCTAAACTCAAATAATCCCCGCTTCCATCAAAGTACCCACTCCCGCCATCGACGCTTGGCGCGTAGCTCGCCGTTGGTAAGAAAGGGCTAAAGCGTTGGATGCTTGGGTTACCAGCGACCGTAATAGCAAGTGCGTTGGTGCTGTTGTCGATGAAGCGGTTGCTTTGGCAAGTCAGTAGGCTAGTGCCGGAGACGGCGGTCAGCGGAATTGTCGGTGGGGTAAAGGCGGAGGTGTAAAGCGCGGTAGTTGTATTAATTGCAACATTAGATATATAACCATTAAATCTAGTGCTTACAGTGCCTACGTTATCATACCCAATCTTAAAACTTACAGTTGAAGACACAGGTAAAGTTATTGCTACAGGCCCGGCGACTGATACGCCATTAAAATAAATTCGTGCAGTGCCGCCAGAATAAACTACAGCAACATGCGTCCAAGTATTTCTTGTTAACGCGCCGGACGCAGTAGCAATATTAGTCGTGCCGCCAAATGGAATGCTAAAAGTAAATGAGTAATTAGACTCGATAGCGATTACCCATGCCGTATTAGTACCGTTAGTTCCGGCCATTAAGACACGGCATGCCCCATCGCTGAACGTTGTTATTAAAGGATAAACCCAAAATTGGACTGTCCAAGCAGCGCCAGATAGGTTGTATGCAGTTGAGGATGAAGGGAAACTTAAAAGGTTAGTCGATCCCCCATCAAAGAAGTTTGACCACAAATTTCCATACGGCGCAAAGGTGCCCTGCGTGGTGTTGCCGTTGCGGGTGATCGTGAAGTTGTTGGTGCTGCTGTCGAGGAAGGTATTATTCTGCGCGCCGTTAGTGCCGTTTCCCGGCAGCAACATTGTGACTAAATTAAAGTATGGATCTGGCACTGCGAAAGGAGGCCATGTACCATTTTTTGCGGCGACTTGTAATTGGTTAAGGCTAAATACGCCTGTGGCAACGCTAGCAGAAGGCGTAACTAAAGTGCCAATAACACCTGCATTGCCGCGATTCATTAAGAAATCTCCTCGTAAGAGCAAACAGCTTCCACGTCATTAGCTGCATTTGCTGTTAAACGAAGAGAATCCCCTTCTTCCAAATACAAAGGTTTGTTAATAACGTCCAAAGTAGCATCTGCTGGCACAACTACAGTGTACGCAATGCGATAAGCCGTGCTCGAACGGAATATGTCGATGTCAACAGTGGCATTACTTGTCCCGTCTACGTTTGCTACGTACAGTGCATTTACCTTAAGCACCTTATTGCTAGCCGCAGAATTGGTAACAATGGCGGTGGCAGATGTAGTGACCGCCAATACGGCGGTCTTTCCATACATTGCCGAAACATTGACTATGTTTGGCGCAGCCATTTAAGATCCCCCGTAGACGATAGACATAGCAACGATCTTGCTATTTGTCGTGGTTACCAAAGATGCCGGGTAAGTAACAAACACGTTCTTCGTACCCGCGCTAAAGTCAACCGCGCTGCCGCTGTTACTAGACGCTAGGATAGTAGTACGACTAAGCGTAGTACCGCTGGATGTGTACGTGCCGACACCGACTTCCCACTCTGAAAGCGTGGAGTGGGCTATTGTGTAGTACGTAGTATTGCCGTTGCCGATGGCGGCAAAAGACTGAAACCCAGTAACTGCACCGGCAAGCGTAACCGTGCCGGTGCCCGTAGTCGTGGTTGTCTCTTGTACTCGGTCAGCGATAACCAACGGCATGGCTTATCCTTACCCAGCAAGGCTGAAGGTGTAGGTAACGTTCAGCGTGTCTCCGTTGACAACAGAGCGGTCGCCGGGAGCAGAAAAGTCCGCAGCTGAGAACAGCGTGCCGGTTGTGCCACCCTTAGTGTTGTCGGAGGTAAGGAACGCGCCACCCACCGTCGTCGTGCCGTTAATGCTGTACGAAGCTTTGCTAGCCGTGTTGGTCACCACGGACGGATTGGCATTAGTCGCCGCAGCAAACGTAGCGGCGGGACGAGTAGCTTGGCTATAAGCGGTCACTTCCGTCCAACCGATGTGCGAAGACATGGTGTCTCCGGCAGCGGGGCTGTTGGAAGCGGCAGCGCCGTACAGGCCAAGATACCAAGTAGTGACTTGAGCGGTGGTGGTCAGAGCCGTACCGGCCATGTACTGAAGGCCGACGTTGACCACGAGGTTGGGAGTCTCAGCAACCCACTTGAGGTTGCCGTCCTTGTCGTAGCACTCAACGGTGTACTTGCCCGTTGCCTTTGCGCCTTCAGACGCTCCGGTGTTTGCGACCAATCCGCTTGCGACGTTGTCAGCGGCCTTAGCTTTTTCGATGCTCATTCAATGCTCCTAGTTGGAAGACCGAATCAAGGCGCTGTTGGCGTCATTGACCGGCATGACGATAGTGAAGGTAGCGGGTGAGGTTTTGTCCGACCCAAAGTCCAACACTGCGATGGATTTGTTAGCTTTGCTAGCGTTGTATATTAGCGCACATCGCGCCGTGAAAACACCGGGGTTCCACTCTACATTGTCGAAGTCCACATAGGCTGTATACAAAAAACTGTTGATGGTCGTACCAGTCAACGTCTTTCCGCCAGCAGTGTATCCAGTGCCGGTGATCTCGTTGTTGGTCGTGTACACCGTGGTGTCGGCATTCAAGTCAGCATTGGCCGTATACAAAGCAATCTTGAGCACGTCCACGGACAAGTCGTGGGTGCCCAAGTAAAGCTCCTTTTTGAAGCTGGTGGTTTGAGTCTGTACGATGCTCATTAGTTAACCGCCAACCGTACTTGACCATCACGATACGCATCCATACGCTGCTTGCCGTCGCCCAAATTCTTCAACAGAGCAATAGACTGCACGTACATCTTCTCGTAGAACTGTACCAAGTCGGGCTCGCCCTTCATGAACCGAATGGCCTCAACAAGCGCCGCATTCAGCAGGGCAGAGTCAAAGTTATCGCCCAGCCACGTAGTCTGCGCCGTGACGATTGACTCTGGGTAGTAGTAATAGTGAAGCTCCGCAGTCAGCGCAGCGTTCGGAGTGGGGCCGAGGATGAACGTCAACTCCGTGTCGTTATCTGACCGGGGGCCGAAGATGGCATAGTGTTTGGGCACTCCGGAGACGTTGGGGTTCGGGTACGCTTCGCGGATGAAGTTGACATCCTTGTTGAGCAAGTACAAATAATCCCCGTCCGGCTTCACCACCGCCAAAGAGTACACCGATAGAAAATCGTTAGGGCACTCAAGGTACTTGTTACCGCTAGTCAGCGTGCCGGTAACGTTCTTACGCAGATTAGCGATCTGCACCGTGTTGTAGATACGTTGCTCAGCCTGCTTCGTGAATAAAGCATACTGGTCATTCGTAAAGGTGTTCTCGCAGATGTCTGCGATGTTTGCCTTCAACTCGGTGTAGTTCATCTACGCCTCACGCCATCGGGCCACGGGCCATCGTGCCCTTAGTAGCACAGCCGGTACCACGAATCTTGATGCCGGAAGTCTTAGGGGCGGGGTTGTAACCGTCGCGGTTGACGTTACCCACCGACATGTTCACCTTGTCCGCACGGGTAGGCTCCGCTTGAGTACCGTTACCCAACGCCACTTTGCCGCCCTTCATGGTGTGCGGCTCGGCGTAGACGGAAGCGTCACCCACTTCCTTCCCGCCAACCTTCTTGCTGAACTTAGCCATCTTAGCCACCCTTCTTGTAGGTGAACGAAGACTTCTTCTGGTTGGCAACCTTAGCAAGATTGCGGCCCAGCGCCTTCATCTGTGCATTGGTCTTACCGCCCTTGGCAAGCTTGGTCATGGGTTGACCGGGGTGTTTTGCCTTTTCGTGCTTGTGCACGGCCCCAGCAATCATCTTCTTGTCTTGCGCGAGATCTTTCTTGTCCATGTCGACTCCTTACGTCGTTTGGATGGTTACTGTACCAACAGAGGTGATCGCCACCAAGTAGTTTGGTGTGAGTCCTGCATCAGTTGCTCTAGCCCCTCCAACGGGGTTCCACCCCCATTGGATGTCCCGAGAACCGCCAGTGGGTACGCCACCGTACGGATTGTCTGGATCAAGCTGTAGGCCGTTGACCCCAGCAGTCACATACGTGCTGTCCTTGCGCGGGTTGCGCACGGCTTGCGGATCGTCAACCGGATACATACCAAGCTGCAATTGCGGATGGTCTGGATCCCAGCACTCTTGGCAGACCAGCAAGTTGAAAATCTTGGTCTTGATGACTTCTTTGCGCAGAACCTTGAGTTTGAACTGCTGCCCACAGCGGTCGCACATGGCGATGCTGAACTTACCGGAGGCGAAGCGATTACCCATTAGGTATACCCCCCGCCAATGAACATCTGCCGAGGCACGAAGCGCACTGCGGCTTTCTCGCGGTCTTCGCCCGCAGCTAGGTCAAACTGCTCGTCGTACGCTTGCTTGAGCATCGGGAGTCGGTCGGCCAAGTCAGGCTGCTTCATCGCAACGTAATACGCCAACCCCGCAACTACGCAGGGCAGGAAGCGGAAGTTCATGTCTGCCGTAGCCACTCCCGACCCAGCGTCTTGGATACGGCGCAGTCGCCAGTACACGAAGGTATAGGTGGTGCTGTTGTCCGGCGTCGGCCAGACGGTCACGGCAGGCAGGTTGGGGTTATAGACCGTAGTGCCGTTGGTATGCGAAGCGGCGGTCGTACCGTTCTGCGCACGGAACACGCCGCCCAACGTGTTGTTGCTGTTTATGTATCCGTAGTAGATATCTTCGTTATCCAAACGGATGAAGCCAGCAGCCGGAAGGCTCGTGGTATCGCTGAGCGTGATCGTCGTGGTGGAGCTATTGATGGTGCCCACCAAGGTCGCGTTGGCAGGGCTCACCTGCCCGCTCATGCGCTGCACCCAGACTTGTATAGGACGCGCTTGCTGTAGCTTGTTAGGGATCGTAGCGTACGTAGAAACGCTAATACGAGTGATGGTCAGATCCGCCTGAGTAGACGAGGAGTTAGCCCCCGTGCGGATGACATGCTCCATCAAGTCGATGGTGTCAGTCGGCAGTGCGTACGTGTTGAGGCCGGGGGTCAGCGTGAAGCTCCCCTCCTCAATCGTCCACATGTTAATGCCCCGGTTCTGCCACTCGATAGTCATCAAGTTCATGGAACGACGTGCAGTACGCAGGTCGTAACCAGAACGCATCTCTCGGCCAGCACGCTCGAACGCTTCCTCGGCTAGATCCGTGAAGTCAAGGTCGAAAGTGGTGGTACCGGTGGTGGTCATTTAGCGGAACCTCGCGGTTTTCTTGGCGACGGCTTTAGGTTGAGCTACGAACTGCTTGCCGGAGGCTTTGCCTGCTCGCTTTGCTCGGGTTGAGGCGGCGTACTCTTGGGGCGAGAGAGCTTTGATCGCAGCTTCTGGAAGATACCTTTCACCCGTGTCAGAAGATCGTTTACCACTTTTGGTTCTCCATTTCTGAGCGGTCCAGTCCTTCAGCGACTGCTGCGACTTTT